CAGCAAGGGCAGCGGCCTCCCGCGCTCCAAGGGCCTGCATGTATCCGACATCATCCGCGACATTGGGATCAAGCTGGGTGTCCTCAAGAAGAAGGATGGCAAGCCCATGGACCCCAATGACAGGAGTATACCAGCCGGGTTGGCGGAGATGGGCTTCATGTGGGAGGATATGCTGTCCCATGTCTTTGGCGACCGCATGGCTGCCAGGCTCCCCGAAGTGGAGCTGGATGGCATATCCGGCAGCCCTGACGGCATGGACATGTATAAGGGCGAGGTAGTCAATGCGGAATACAAATGCACATGGAAGTCAGCCAACCGCAAGATCGAGGATCAGTGGATGTGGCTTACCCAGTGCATGGCCTACTGCAAGATGCTGGGCCTCACCAAGACCATCATCCGTGTCCTTCATGTGAATGGGGACTACTCGTGGATGAGGGGGGACAGTGACTCAACCCCGGCAACATACGCTGTGCATTACATCGAGTTTACCCAGCGCGAGCTGGATGAGAATTGGACCATGATTGTGAACCACGCCAAGAGCATGGGGTGGCTAAAGCAGGGGAGGAACAAATGACCATGAGTGATACAAAGACAAAGTATGCCAGTGTCGTCCGGGATGTGATGGCAAAGCATGGGATTAATAGGCAGGATCTGGCGGGGCTGTTGCGATGTTGCACTTCCACGGTGTCAAAGTGGACAACAAGGAGGTCTGCTCCTCAGTACCAATATAGGAAGGCGCTTTTGTATCTCCTGAAAGAGTGCCCTCCCTTGGGGGGTCGTTCCAAGCTAATTCATGGTAGGCTGAAATGGCTACCCCCATCCACTCCTAACGTGACTGGGGCAGCAGAAGAACTACAATCACTGGCTATCTTTGAGAATGAGGGCCTCGATGAGAGAGTATCTGCGAAGAGGGATAGCAATAGCAGGTCTATCACTAAATACATCGCTATCAAAGAATCGCAGAAACCACAGGACCCACCACCCCCGGAACATAAAGGGCACTTTTCATTCAGTTTCGTGAATAACCCAGGTTATATGTGGGCGTGTGCTCAGTTGTCGGGTGAGTATTGCCACAAAGAAGGCATAACAGTGGGGAGTAGGCTTATTGTCTGCGGTCTATCAACAGGGGAGTACTGTTTGAAAAAGGATGAGCGTGGATATGATGTACGGCGTTGGAAAGTGTATCCAAGCGAGCATCCGGCAGCCGAATCGGCCCCAGATATCTATGTGGCGTTTCCCCCATCAGTGACGTGGGAATTGGGTCTAGGCAAGCATCTAAAGACCTTCCATGTCATGGAGTACGAGCCCCACCCTTCTCTAGGGAGTATATTCAAGGGGCCAATAAGGTATTACCCTACATGCAAGTTCTCCAGGAGGTCACAATGACCATCAAGATACCGGGATTTGACAAGCCGGACACAACCATCAAGCACAGGATGATCCTCAACATAGAGGGATTGGAGAAGCAGGGCAAGACACACTTCGCCTTGACTGCTCCAGGGCCCCTGGCGTTCTTCGACATCGACATCGGCACCGAGGGTGTGATCCACAAGTTTACTACTGGCAAGGAAATCATTGTCAGCGAGCACAAGATTCCCAAGGACGCCGCATCCAGTGAGGGCTTCGACTTCGTGGCGGCATGGCAGGAGTTCTATAACAGGTTGCAGGCCGTGCTCAAGCACCCCCAGGTGAGGACTGTTGTCATCGACACCATGACTGAGGTATGGGAGCTTCTGCGGATGGCGCGGTTTGGCCGCCTATCCCAAGTGAAGTCCCACCACTATGGCCCGGTCAACGCCGAGATGAGGGAGCTGATCAGGGAAGCCTACGAGTATGGGAAGAACTTTATCATGATCCACAAGATGAAGCCACAGTACGTGGATGACCAGTGGAATGGAAAGTATGACCGCGCTGGGTTCAAGGACATTGGCTTCCTCTCACAGCTCAGCATCGAGCTGTCCTTCGATGAAGGTGAGTTCACGGCCACCTGCCGCGACTGCCGTCATGACATGTCACTGTGCGGGATGGATCTGTCCGGCCCGATGTGTAACTTCCCCACCCTGGCCCAGATGGTGTTTCCTAATTCCGATGCTGGGGACTGGAGTTGATGTTCATGCAGCAATGGGGGAACATAACGGACATGGAGAGATACCTCTTTGAGAAGGTATTCCGCTGCCTGGAGACTCTGGAGGCAATGAGGGGCAAGGCCGACATGGAAACCACCAACAACCTCAAGGGGATGCTGTGCGCCCAATATGATGTGGAGTGGGTCCCAGGCTTTGGCGAGCCCGAGCCAGCCAAGATAAGGATCCCGGCCAAGGCCAAGCCTAGTCCAGCCAGGATAGCACAGATACGTGGCTGGGTGGATCTCGTAGATGAGGCCATGGGGTGGTGTGATGACATCTCCGATAGTGACAGTGCAATCGAGTTTGCAACCAGTGTTAGGGGGAAGCTTGAGGCGTTCAGCGATTGTTTGAACAGGGGACTCCCGCTGACACATGGCCAGGAGCAGGCAGTTATAAACATGAGGGAGGGACTGGAGAAATGGATGAGATGATGGGTAAAGCCGGACTTACACTACACAGTACATTGATGGATATACTGTCACTGCTGGGCCCGGATGGGCTGCTTGCAGAGGGTGCCGTCATTAGCCATTGTGGTGTTAGCGAACGGGTATGTATTGTTGTGGCCCACGGAAGGATGGCACACCATATATCCGAATGCATCAATGAGATGATAGGAGACCTCGCAACTACATTCCCCGACTTTGTAGCAGAATCCATCAGTGTACTGCCAGAGGAGGACCCCAATGATCCTCATAGACAATAGGGTCGGCAGCAAGGAACTCATGCGCTACATGGATAGTGACTGCACAGAACTATGTCGCATGGACTACGCCGACGCCGCCTTCGTGGGCCACGGACCAGATGGCCCTCTCACGATCGGCATCGAGCGCAAGACCGTGCCCGACCTCATATCATCGTGGATTACCGGACGCATGGCTCACCATCAACTTCCTGGCCTGACCAACACATATAACATTATATACCTTATAGTGGAAGGTCATTGGATAACGGGGAGGGATGGAAGGGCCATACTTCCATTCCGCAAGGGGAAGAAGATGTCGCTGACCATGGGCCTGCACTCACTGCATTCCCGCGAGATCCACAACTACCTGAACACCCTGGAGGTCATGGTGGGCATCATCGTGAGGCAGACCAGATCACTGTCCGATACTGCATACCTTATCAAGTTCCTTCATTACTGGTGGTCACGGCCATACAGCACCCACACATCCCATATCGATGTGCGTAAAGGGGCTGCGGCATTAGATTCCCACATCGGCCTATCAAGGCCCTCGATGTTGTGCAGGGTGGCTGCTGAACTACCCGGTATTGGGCCGAAGCGGGCCCGTGACGTTGCCACAAACTTCTCATCCATCCTGGACATGGCCCTGGCCAGCAGGGAACGCTGGGAATCGATTCAAGGGATTGGCAGCAAGACCATTGATGGAGTCATGGGTGCCATCCAGGGTGAGGGGGTAAAGCCATGAGCCTGCCAGCCCCACGCCTATCCCTATGCCGCGCCTGTGCCCTGCGCGAGGGTTGCAAAGCCCCGGTGCCACCGTCCGGCAGCCCCGACGCGCCCATCCTCCTGATCGGGGAATCCCCCGGCAAGTCAGAGGATAGATACGGTGTGCCGTTTGTAGGCCCATCCGGCAAGGAGCTGGACAACTACCTGAAGTTGGCCGGGCTGTCCCGCCATGCATGCAGGGTAGCGAATGTGGTCAACTGCCGTCCACCAGATGACCGTGATCCATTACCAGGGGAGATCCGCACATGCCAACCATGGCTGGTGCAGGAGGTTGAGCAGTCCAAGGCAGTCATCATTGGGGCGGTTGGTTCAATAGCAGCCCATGCTCTCCTTGGCCCTGACTTTAACCTGGACATGGGCCACGGGATACCAATCAGTACTACATTTAACCATCTGGGTCTTTCCTGTGTACAATGTACAGTAGTACCCATGTACCACCCAGCCTATGGTCTCCACAGCACTGCAACGATGGGCCGGATCAGAGAAGACTTCATGGCCCTGGGCAGGACTATGCGCGGGGAGATCCAGCCGGGTGGGGTAGTGGACCAGTACCCGAAGCCGAGCTACTCCGAGATCCATGGGGATGAGGTGAAGCGCCTTGCCGTTGGTGCCCCAATAGAATATACGACCGATGATGGGATCGGCACTGTGGGCATCGTGATGTTCGTGGATACCGAGTCACGATACAATGGTTCCCCCCTCTGCGTCAGCTTCACCAGCATGCAGGGGCATGGCTACGTGGTCATGGCTGATGATGTGGAAGGCATGGGCTACCTGAAGGATGCCTTGGAGCGCCCAGACATGTTGGTCGTCCTCCACAATGCCAAGTATGACCTTGAGGTCCTGTCCAAGATGGGCATAGAGCCAACTGATGTGGCCGACACAATGGTCGCGGCCTACCTGCTGCAGAAGGAGCCACAGGGCCTCAAGGCACTGGGATACCGCAAGTGTGGCATGGTCATGGGGAACTACCACGATATGGTCAGCCCCTACACCACAGAGCGTGCCATGGGATACCTTATCCAGGCCATGGCATTCGAGTGGCCGGACCCGGAGCCGGAGATGGTGTGGGACAGGGGTGTGCCACGGGTGAAGAATCCCCAGAATATAGGGACCAAGATCAGGAGGATCATTAGTGACGTGGGCAAGGATCCATCCACCGACCCGTACGACCGTTGGCTGAACTTCGACCTGGCATCCAGGCAGATGGTTGAGTCTGTCCTTGGCCCACTCCATCCATGTGACCTGACGGACATACCAAGGGATGAATTCGTCACCTACTCCGCCCGTGATGCCGATGCCACCTGTAGGATATGGCCCATCCTATGGGCTGAGATAGAGCGGCTTGGTCTTGAGCCCACCTTCTGGCCCGATATGGGTATGACCAGAATGGTGCTCGACATGGAGCGGGTAGGCATGGGGATCGACGTGGATAAGTTCGCGGGGCTGTCAGCATACTATGATATGAAAATGAGGGGGCTGTCCGAGAAGGTATCCAAGGTGGCTGGGATCCCAGTGAATCCAGGGAGCACTCTCCAGGTGGGGGAGATGCTGTATAAGCTGCTCAAGCTCCCGTGCGTGGCCAGGACGCCCAAGGGGGCCCCTAGCACTGATGAGGAGACATTGAAGAAGCTTGTCAGCCACCACCCCGTGGTCAAGGACATCATGGAGTGGAGGGGTTACGGCAAAAACAAGGGGACCTATGCCGACGCCATACCACTGCTGGCCAGGGATGGCCGGGTCCACGCCGACCTCAAGACCACCCGGGTCTATACTGGTAGGCTGTCATCAGCCAACCCCAACCTCATGGCTATCCCTGTGCGGTCAGAGGAAGGCATCAAGATCCGCCAGTGCTTCATGGCACGGGATGGGTGCTCACTAGTGAGTGGCGACTACAGCCAGATCGAGATGCGCCTCGCCGCCCATGTAAGCCAGGACCCGGAGATGCTCAAGATATTCAGGCAGGGGCTGGACATACACTCCCAGACGGCCAGCAAGATATTTGGCATCCCTGTGGACCGGCTGGACCCCGTGAAGCACCGCAGCCCAGCCAAGACAGTTGGATTCGGTGTGCTGTATGGGATCTCAGCCGAGGGCCTGCTCGACCAGTTGATCGTCGCTGGGTGCGAGGGATGGAATCTCAAGTCCTGTGATGGCCTCATCAAGGAGTGGTTCAGGGTCTTCAAGCGGAT